TAACCGAGGCACAGGTTGGTGATCGATGGGCTTGGAAGCGCGTTGATCTTGTCACCGATTATCCTCACACTGCTTATAGCCTTTCCTATGTTTTCCGTAGAGAAATCACCGGCGAGCGTATCGCAATCACGGCATCCGGCTCGACCGACGCATATACGGTAGAAGTGTCCTCTACGACTACCGCTAACTACGAAGCCGGAACGTATCACTGGGTGGCATACATCACCCGAACATCCGACTCGGCGCGTATTGAAGTCGACTACGGCACGATTACTGTTCAACCGAACCGATCTACAGATTCGAGCGATCCCCGTTCATTTGCGCAGATCGCCCTCGATAATATCGAAACATACCTAAAAGACCCGACCAACCTAGCCGCTGCATCCTACTCGATTGCCGGTCGCTCGCTTTCCCGTTGGAATAGAGACGACTTGCTGCGAGAGCGTGAAGTGCTAAAAGGCGAGGTCGTCCGTGAGCGTAGAGCCGAGCAGATAAAGAAAGGGCTTGGCACTAACGCGACCATTCGAGTGAGGTTTACATGAGGCTACGCGACCTTTTCAAACGGCAACCGCAGAAGCCTCGTCGCAGAGCATTCGAGGCGGCTAGCACCGGACGCTTGTTTTCCGATTGGATCACGCAAACCCGCACCGCTGATTCCGACCTACGCTATACACTCAAGGCGATGCGTGCGAGATCGCGCGATCTTTGCCAAAACAACGACTATGCGCGACGGTATCTCGATCTCGTCGATACGAACGTAGTCGGGCCGAAAGGCATCACGCTACAGGTTCGCGCAAGAGAGCCGAACGGGATTCTCGATCAAGTTGCCAATCAGCAGTTAGAGATTGCCTTCTCAATGTGGGGGCAGCCAGGAATTTGCACCGTAGACGGTCGCCTCTCTTGGGTCGATGCGCAGCGTGTTTTTATTGAAAGCGTGGTGCGTGACGGTGAGTGCTTTGTGCTTTTCGTCGAGGACAATGCTAATCCTTATCGCTTCCGCTTGCAGTTCATTGACCCTGACATGATCGATCAGGACAAGAACGAAGTATTGAACAACGGAAGCCAGATTCGCATGGGCGTAGAAGTCGATGCAGCCGGTAAGCCGATTGCTTATCACGTTCGCGTGCGACCGCCCGATGATTACCAGATGGGGTCGAGCAGCCCCAAGACCGAGCGTATTCCTGCCGAGCGTATGATCCACGCCTTCCGTGCGGATCGTATCGGACAGACTCGCGGTACGCCGTGGACGGCTACAGCGATGACGCGCCTAAAAATGCTCGGCGGTTACGAAGAAGCCGAACTGGTCGCCGCTCGAGTATCGGCCTCGAAGATGGGCTTTTTCGTCTCTGAATCTGGCGATGAATTTCAAGGCGACGGAACAAATCCCGACGGCACGCTCAATATGGAAGTGCAGCCCGGGCAGTTCGCACAACTTCCTGCCGGTGTAGATTTCAAATCATACGATCCGCAGCATCCGTCTACCGCTTTCCGTGACTTTGAGAAAGCCATGCTGCGCGGTATCGCCTCGGGTCTAGGGGTGTCCTATACCTCACTCGCCAACGATCTTGAAGCCGTATCGTATTCGTCGATTCGTCAAGGCTTGCTCGAGGAGCGTGACCATTGGCGAACAATGCAGTATTGGATGATCGAGCATTTCTGTCAGCCGGTTTATTTGCGTTGGCTGCGTCAAACGCTCGACTCTGGCATCGCCAACCTTCCTGCGAATAAGTTTTTTAAATTCTCCTCGACCCAATGGGTTCCGCGAGGATGGCAATGGGTTGACCCGCGCAACGAAGCCGAAGCCCAGATCGTTGCAATTAACAACGGCCTGATGACTCGCACGCAAGCCCTCGCAGAACGTGGCCTCGACATCGAGGATGTGATGCGCGAAAAACAAGCCGAAGAAGAAATCATCGCCGGATACGGCATCACCCTCCCGGGCGGTACTTCTCCGATTCAGCCGGAGGTAACCAATGGCGGCTAATTACGATTTTCTTTGCGATCAAGGAGCGACTTTCGAGAAAGTTATCACATGGCTCGATTCGCAAGGCGTACCTGTTCCGCTCGGTGCGTATACCGCTCGGATGCAAGTTAGAGACGAAGCCGATTCAAGCACCGCAGCAATTTCTCTGACAACAGAGAATTCACGCATTACTCTCGGCGGAGCAGCAGGAACAATCACGCTATTGATTAGCGCAACTGATACTGCCGCCATTACTGCCGGTGAATACGTCTACGATCTCGAACTTGTTGGCGCGGGTGGTTATGTTTATCGCCTTATCCAAGGCTGTTTTACTGTTGACGCAGAGGTGACGCGATGACAACGGTTATCGTCGAAGAAACAGAAACCACTCTGATCGTTCGCAGTCCTGGCCCTCAAGGGCCGGTCGGGTCAGTTAATGTCTCCGGCGGCTCTACCGGAATGACTTTCTCTGGTGGCCCAATCGTAAATTCCGGCACGATTACCATGGCCGGAACGCTCGATGTAGATAACGGAGGAACTGGCGCGACAACCGCTGCCAATGCGAGAGCAAATCTCTCTGCTGCAATCCTCGGCGCAAATAATGACATCACATCGATGTCAGGAGTTACCGGCGGGATCGCCACGCCTACTCATATCGACTTTGCCGCTGCGGGTGCTGACGATGCTACTCGTCGCATGGCATGGAATCCTGATACCGGAACGGTTCAGGTCGGCATGGTTGGCGGTAACGTGCAAGCCGAACTCGGGCAGCAGTTGTACGCCTATGTTCACAACGCCGAATCGTCGCAGATTAATAAAGGACAGGCTGTTTACCTTTATCAAGCCACGGGTAACAAAGCGTCCGTTAAGTTAGCGTTTAATACCTCGGATGCGACCTCGGCAAAGACCGTTGGCCTCGCCGCAGAGAATATTGCTGCGGGTGCAAATGGGCTTGTTATCTGTCAGGGCGTACTCGACAAGATCAATACCGGATCGTACAACGAAGGCGATACGCTCTATCTTGGTGCGACTGCCGGAACGCTCACGGCTACAAAGCCGAAAGCCCCGAACCACATGGTTTATATCGGCGTGGTGGAGCGAGCCAATAACGGCAACGGGCAAATTTATGTTCGTATTCAAAACGGATACGAACTCGACGAGATTCACGACGTACAGATCAACTCACCCGCAAACGGTCAGTTGATTATTTATGACGCAGTAACGTCGCTGTGGAAAAACGCAAACATCACCGCCGGAACAGGCATTACCGTTACAAACGGCGCTGGAACGATCACGATTTCTGCGCCAGAGAACGGCACGGTCACTAGTGTTGCAACGGGAACCGGCCTAACTGGTGGCCCGATTACGTCAACGGGAACTATTAGCCTAGCAAATACCGCCGTCTCCGCAGGGGCATACGGCAGCGCAACGCAAGTCGGAACGTTCACCGTAGACGCGCAGGGCCGCTTGACGGCTGCTGCAAATAGCACGGTGACTCCGGCTTTCTCGTCGATTACATCGACCCCGACAACGCTCTCTGGCTATGGCATCACCGATGCAATTAACGTCAGCCAGAAAGCGGCGGCTAATGGCGTAGCAACGCTCGGCGCGGATAGCAAGATACCGAACAACCAACTCCCTGCCTTGGCGATTACCGATACGTTTGTCGTCGCCTCGCAAGCGGCCATGCTCGCTCTGTCAACCGCAGAAAAAGGCGACGTAGCGGTTCGTACCGATCTCAACAAGTCATTCATCCTGACGGCTGATCCGTACTCGACGCTCGCTAACTGGCAAGAGTTACTGACCCCGACCGATACGGTACTTTCTGTAAACGGATTTACCGGCGCGGTAACGCTCGGCGCATCGGACGTGGGAGCAGCCCCGACTACTCGCACCATCTCTGCCGGAACAGGCTTGAGCGGCGGCGGTGATCTTTCTGCTAATCGGACACTTTCGCTTGCTAATACCGCAGTCACGGCGGCTTCCTATGGCTCTGCCACACAGGTCGCAACCTTTACGGTCGACGCACAGGGTCGCCTGACGGCAGCATCAAATACGAATATCGCTATTGCTAATACGGCGGTCAGCGGCCTCGGCACGATGTCGACGCAGAACTCAAATGCGGTGACAATCCAACCGGCGGCTAGCGCGACCCCGACAAACAATGGCGATATGGTTTTTGAACTGACTGATAATTCGACGCTGACGATCAAAGTCAAAGGCAGCGATGGCACCGTGCGTGTCGTAGCATTGACTTTGACCACCTCGGCAGAGTCGTTCTTGAGGC